TGCTGTCGCGACGACCTTTGCCCTGTAAAGCGGTTGGTCGGGGTCGGATGGTGGTTCTGTTGGTGGCTCAATAAGCCCAAAATACGCCCGCACATCATCGTCCGTGCCATTCCACCTGTTGGTATCGATTGGACCACCCGGCAAACCCACATTTATCCCAATACCCGTTTCAGATGTTTGATGAATTAAATACTGTGTTATCCCGCGTGGCAAAATAGGCGGTCCCGGATGCTCCACGCCTGGCGCGCTGCCCTTAGGCGGGTAATTCGCCAGCCACCAATCTGCAGCCGCTAACTTCGGCGTAACAATCATGCGTGGGTTGACGAACCAAGCCGCCGAGTAGATGATAGGCTTTCGCCCCGTCCGCTCTGTGATTTGGTCGTACATTTGCGTGGTCGCTTCCGTAACGCGCTGTGGCGTTTGCCCTTGCCACAGTTCGATGTCAATTGCCAGTCGGTCGGTTTCGGCATCAAAGCCTGCTCTACTCAGTATGTCAAAAAGCCAATCCACTTGCATCGTAACGTCCTGCGATGGATAAAGCACATGATATGCAATGCGGTTATGACCCTTTAATGCCTGCCAGCTTTGCGCAAACACAGGGTCTTCAAAGCCCCACGAAATACCCGCGCGAACCGCAATGAATTTTGTCTTTTGCTTCATCAGGTCGTAATTGATATTCGCGCCCTGATAACTGCTGATGTCAATTCCGAAGGGTAAGGCGCTCATAGCCAATACCCCCAAATTTCAATAATGGCATCCAATGTTCCAGTTCCACTTGCGGTAATCTGATAATAAACATCACCATTTCCATCACATGGAACAATACCATTTACAGAAACATAGACATCGTCTGCAACTCCCTGCAGATAAGCCTGAACAGCGACACTACCAGCAGTACTGTTAGGGGATAAACCAAGTTGACAATATCCAGCTGAACTCCCAGAGTCTCTCGCAGCCATCCTAACCATAACTGCCTTCACGCCCGCCGGAACGCCAAACACTGCCGACAGGTCAATCTTAGTTTTAGCAGTCGTGCTTCTTGCATCTCCATCCCAACTCGTAGAGGTTAGCGGAGTAGTGAGAAAGTGCCAGCCTGACAAATTATCACGCGTTATTTTCTTGCTTGCGTTTGCGCTGGTGTCAACGATTTCGAGATAGTCATCAGATGCCGCTACGGTTAGTTCTGTCAGGTCTGTGATTTTTTTATTTGCCATTATTGCCTCCTAAAAGATAACTACGCCGCCGGTCGGGCGATAAGGGCGCAAACTCACAACCGCGTGAGCAAAGCGTGAGTCAGTCCACGTCCAAGCCATCGAGGTTGTGCCGTGAGCGAGTCCGCTCTTGTAACTGACGCCAGGTCGACCGGTCGTGTTGTAAATGACGGACTGGTTTGCCCCCGCGGTCTTTGCAGTATTAGCAAAAACAATGTCGTGTACCCATCCACCGCCAACGCAATCAACCGTGAGAGTATCACCGTCACTACTGGAATTATTCGACTTAAAAGCGGCCGCATCAACCACGGGGTCTCTGCTGACGCCGGTAAACACCGCAATAAATTTGCGTTGAAAATTTGTACCGTCGACGGAGATCGTATAATCGCCTGCTGCCGTGCTGTCAGGGATATTCGCTCCCCAAATTGCCGCTGCTTGAGACGGGCCTGGTTCTGTTTGCACAATCATTGTCGCTACTGTTCCGGCAATTGTGACGATGTCCGGATAGTATGAATAGCCGCTAGTTCCATCCGCGAGCATAAACAGGACATAGCGGTTCGTGCCGACCGGAAGGTTGAAAGTCGGCGTGATAACGTAATTAACGTTTGAAGTATTGACAATCACGTGACGCTCACAGTCACAATGGCATACAAGCCCTTTTGCCCGCCATTGGTCGAAACAGTGCCTCCGCCGTGATCATCCAGTACCACGCTCAACCAATCACCGGTCATCAAGTCGCGGTAGGTTGAATTAATCACGCCGGGTGTTCCGGTGTAAGACGAATATTCGTTTGCGTCAATGACGGCTCGTGTCGAGAGCACATCTCTAACCGTACCGCCCCTGTTTCGCTCCAGTTGCACAATCACGGTGCCAGCCGTGCCTGCGGTCGAAACGGCTGCGTCAAAAGCGGTTATCACGCCTCCGCTCAATGCAGACGGCACAATCCACCGGTGCACCGTTCCGCCGTAAGTTGGTTCTTCTACACCCACCGCCTCAATCATTACTGTTTTTGTTTGTGCGAGTGCGTACACGTGAGCGACATTGCCGCTCACTTGCTCGTTCATATGAGCGGCGGTCACAACTTCGCCTGTCACCCAAGTTCGTGGTGTTGTATATGCCATAAATCCTCCTAATAGCCCAAAATCGTTGTCGTGCCGAGAACGCCGTAAGTGCTGTCGCCCAGAATCCAGGTTTCGTAGGTCTCGTACATCGAGTCTTGTAATCCGTAGGTGTAGGTCACAATGTCACCCGAAGTGATCGTGAAATCAATTGACTGAATGAAACAGTCTTGCTCTATCCCCACGCTCGGCGCAACAACTTTTATCTTGTCGCCAATCTGCAAGTCCAGGAATGCGTTAATCAGCAGGTCTTGGTAGAAAGTGCCACTGGGCGCGGCAGGGTTACTGACAACATCTTTGTTTGCGACAAACGTCACACTCTGGATTGCGGTGTATTTCTGTTTGTACTTTGCAAGTAACGCTGTGGCAATATCAGTTGTTTGCAAGGGGTCGTCTTGGTAAGGTAGGTCAAGATTGAGCGTGCGTGCGCCGTCATTCGCAACCAACGCTTCATCTTCACGCAATATCTCAACTGGTCGGTAGATATACACACCCTTGCCTCGTGCCTGTAATTGCGTGACGTAGCCGGTTATCGCGCCGGTATTGGTCAACGTATAATCGACACCGTTTGCGCCATAAACCGCTGTCACTTCCAAGTCACTGGTAATGTTCGAGCCTGATTCGTCTTCTTCCGTGTTGAAGATGTAATCCGTGCCAGGAACAGGCGTAACTGTGGATAGAGCGGCAACTGTTTGCGCTTCCTGGTTTGGATCACGAAAACGCCCCTTCATTGTGACGGTCTGATTTGCGCCAATCTCTAATGGTCTCTCAAGCGCAAACAACACTACATCGCTCGTGTCAACCTTGCGAGGATAGGCTTTTGAATCAACCTGGTTATAATAAGATTCGGCGTGCTTTACTTCGATTTCGCGGTAGTTGTTGTCAAACACCGCATCAACCGTTGTGGTTGTAGGCTGTAAGATGCGTGTGTCACCGGCTTGCGTAATTCGTGTGTCCCCGGCTTGCGTAATTCTGGTATCAGCAGTCGGGCTGCCGATAACACTTACTTGCGCTAACGCCTTGCCAGATCGCAAGCCCCGATTTTCAACTGTCAGCACTTCATCGGAATCGGTTGTTTGCTTGATATACACATAACCCAGCTCGGAGAGAGTCGCTTTGCTGACCTCCTGCATTGCCCGTGTTTTATCGTGCAAGGTGTCAAACACGCTTTTGAAGGTAGAACGCCCCGTACCATACGACACAGAAAGCGGTTGAATCGGCATATTTGCCAAAATCAGCGCGACCACCTGTTCCAGTCGTTTGTCAGTGGTATAGGTCGGCAGGTCGAGTTGGTGAATAGCCATCTGCTCCATATAGTCGAGCACCTTGACGCGTGTGACTGTCATAAATTGTGTTGTGCCAATCTCGATGCCATTAGGCGGCACAACGCCATAAAAGCGGGTGCGAGTCCGCCCCTCGTAGGTCAACCGCAGCCGGAATTTCATCCCCGACTGGAATCCCGACATACAATTCGCGTGACCTGGAGTAAAGAGATTATTCACGTTGTGCAGAACAAGCGTGAGTTGTCCGGTTGAAGCGACTCTGTCAATTGGGTTCGAGCCTCGGATTCCCATCGAACCAGTGATACCAGCCGCTTGAAGTCGGTAGGCGTTCAGATCAACCCACCCGCCATTCAGGTAAAACTCGCACGCTATCGAGTCGTATTTCATTATGCACCCACCATCAACAAGGCGTCTCTGACCGCCAGCGCAATATCAGACGCGGTAGGCAACCTTCCGAGTGCTGCTAACAGATCGCCATTGCCCCCGCCTAACATTGCACTGCTTGACGAATTGGAATAGACGCGCCCGTTCGTGTCGGGGATAAACAGTTCTGGACCCGCTTCGCCAACAAGGTAAGGTTGACCGGCTAACTCGTAACCGCCCATCGCGTGAGCGAATTGCGGCACTTTACTGCCGCCGCCTCTGCCTTCGTCCCCGCCAATCGGCAGGCTTCCCATCGAGCCATAGGTCGAAATGACAATGTTCACTTTGGCATTATAGGTTCGCTCTAATGCAGATAATTGCGCCTGCAGGTTGCCAACCAGCCCCATTGATGCCTGAACCGCCGCGTCTAACGGCATGAACATTGCTTCAAATGCTTTGGCTGCCTCTGCAAACCCTTCAGGGTCATCTTTTAGTTTCTTATAAAGTTCGTCTAACCCAAGACTGAATTCAAGTTGAGCAAGATGGCTTGTGCCATAAACCTTGTCAAGCGTACCTAACGATTCCTTGTACTTATCAAGGCTGATTTTACTGTTCTTATAATCATCCGCTAATCTGCCAGCCAAATCGCCGGAAACGCCCTCACGCCAACCTTGTTCGGCTATAGAAACTTGAATATAAGCATCGGCGAGATCAGTGCGCAATGCTTCAGCTGTCCGATGCAACTCTTCCCGCCATTGGTCATATTGCCTGACAACCGCCTCTTGCTGATCCTCATAGGCATCGTAAGTTGCGCCGGTTCTATCAAGCGCGTACTGAATGCCTTGTAGTCCCTCCGCATATTTCGTTAGATCTTCACGGTAAGCTGTGCTGGCAAACCACTTTTTTTCGTCGAACTTCGTCTTGAACATGGCAAGTTCAACGCCCTCAAGCCCAGATATGACGGCTTCCAACTCAAAGCCGGCTTTTCTGGAATAGACACCCATCTCTTCTAGTTTCTTGTTGTAAGAATCGGTGGCTCTTTCCGCTCGACCAGTGCTGCCATAAAATAGTTTGTCAACGAATTTTTCCCACCCGCTTGCTGGCGGTTCGTATTCTATGATTTCATTAAATTTGCTCGGGTCAATTCCTAACACACCCTGAAGCGCTTTTGACATCCGGTTGACTTCCAAATGTGCAGTGCTACTGTCGTAAGCGCTGTCCCAAAACTCCGCCCACCACGTCATACCCTCGGCTAAGTCAGCTTTTAGCATAGCGAAGAAATTTGCCTGAGAAGCCTCCATTTTCTGGAAAGCACCAAGCGCGGTGTCGCCAATATGCCCTTGCAGGTTGACCATCGCTTCACCGGCTTCAATGAGGGCTTGCGTCATGGCTTGCTGTCCGTCGATGCCAGCTGCCTTGAGTGCTTCGTAACGCCCTTTCACGCTCTCGAGGCTAAGCCCCAGCGAGTCAAGCCGCATGGTGGTCTCGTTGGTGATGGTCTGGGTCAGCTGATCCAGGTTCCAACCAAGCGCTCCCGCCACAGCGGTTAGCCTCACGGCTTGGTCATGCGACTTTGCCAGTCCTAGCGCTAACATATCGGATGCGCCAGCCATGAGCTCCATGTCAGACATTGTGCCCTTGACAGCTGATCGTAAGTCCATCAACAAGGCGCTCGATGTCGTGCCGATTGAACGGCTTAGGTTGTCGAACTTTACGGCGGCATACTCCATAGCCGCGCCTTCTTTTGCCGCTGCATAAGCCTTGCTAATCGCATTGCCTATTTTGTTTACGATTTCGAGAGTCTGGTTGAACCCAGTCGCCATCGCAGCGAAGTTGAAACTTTCACCGCTTTTCTCGATGCCTTGTGCGGTCTTCTTGATAGCGTTTTCGGAGTCTTTCAACCCCTTTTGAAGTCCAGAAGTATCTGCACCAATACTTGCGAAAAGACTCGCTATTTGCATATTATTTCACCAACGTCTTTCTCGCTTTGTCCATGCCGTCTCTCACTTGCAGCCATTCGTTCATATCGGCAACCGAGAGCGCGTCCACATAATCCAGCGTCCACCCTGTTTCTTTCACAAGCTCCCACCGCCAGAACTCCCACGGCATCCCTTGCTTTGTGACGGCTGCCATGTAGACGCGCCCACTTAGTTTTTTGAATCGTTGAGGTCGGCTTCTTTTTTGAACGATTCCCAAATGCCGATTGCAATTTTGCGGTAATCAATCGGATTCAGATCACCCAATTCATCCGCGGTCATTCCTACCAGTTTGCCAACGATAATGTCGTTGGTATCAGGGTCGGTTTCCTTGTCAATGAGCACGCGCCACTCCTTTTGTGAGATCGCGCTCCAGTCGTACTCAATCTCGCGTCCGTTAGATAGTGTGACCATGTGCTATGCCTTTGGACCGTTCTTTTGGAACGTGCAGCTGATCTCAACCACATCGGCGTAAGGGATATTCAATTTCGCACCCATTGCTATCGCGGGATAAATATCCTTCTGCTTGCCAGACGCAGTACCTTCAGGGTAGACGGTCAACGTGCCGCCTGTTCCGGCTTCAAGCGCGCTAACGAGAGCTGTGCCAGCCGATTGGTACAAGCCAGACCATTCGATTGTCGCGTCTTTGATGGTCGCAATGTAGGTCTTGTCGGTATCAGCACCGGCGGTGGTTTCAGCCAGGTCGATGTTCGGGTTGATCGAGAGCGTGCGAAAGTCGGTGTTCAAGTTCACCGTACCACCGCTGTACGCC